GTTTGCTGTGGTGGCGCTGTCTGCCAAACCGGCCAGCATCCGGGGCCTGCAAGGCATCGTGGTGATCGACGAAGCGGCGTTCCACGCCAAGGTGGCCGCCGTGCTGGAGGCCGCGACGGCGTTGCTCATCTGGGGCGGCAAGATTCGGGTCATCAGCTCGCACAACGGGAAGAAAAACCCGTTCAACCAGTTGGTGCGCGACATCGAAATGGGCCAGTACGGCCCCGATGCCAAGGTGTACACGGCCACGTTTGACGATGCCGTGCGCAATGGCCTGTACGAGCGCGTGTGCCTCATGACGCGGCAGCAGCCGACCGACGAAGGCAAGAAGAAGTGGTACACGCAGATTCGCCAGCTCTACGGCCCCCGCAAAGCCGCGATGCGCGAGGAGCTGGACGCCATCCCGCGCGACGGTGCCGGCGCATCCATCCCTGGCGTGTGGATCGACCGGGCGATGCGCGAGCCGCGCACCGTGCTGCGCCTGACGCTGGATGACGATTTCGTGCGCTTGCCCGACCAGGTGCGCCGCGACTACGCCAAGAGCTGGATCAAGCAGCACCTGCTGCCCGAGCTGGCCAAGCTGGACAAGAGCCAACAGCACGTTTTCGGGCAGGACTACGCGCGCCACCGCAACTTCACCGAGTTCACACCGATGGCGCTGACGCAGCAGCTCAAGCGCGTGGTTCCGTTCGTGGTGGAGCTGCACAACGTGCCGTCCCGGCAGCAAGAGCAGGTGCTGTGGGCGCTGATCGACGGCCTGCCCCGGTTTGCTGGCGGCTCGATGGATGCCACCGGCCCCGGCCAGCAGATGGCCGAGTACACGGCCGACCGCTACGGGCACCAGATGATCCACCAGATCACCCTCAACGTCGGGTGGTACGCCGCCTGGATGCCCAAGCTGGTGCAGCGCTTTGAGGATGACCACATCGACCTTCCCCGTGATGCCACGCTGGAGGCCGATCTGCGCTGTGTGGAGGATGTGGACGGTGTGCCGCGTGTGCCCGATGCCAACACGCGCGACCTGAAAGACCCGGAACTTTTCCGCCACGGCGATTTCGCCATCTCGCTGGCCCTGGCCGAGCACGCCGCCCTGAACCTGTGCGCCGAATTTGCGTTCGAGAGCGGCGGTGCGCGCTCTGACCCCAATGACATGGGAGCTTTCATTCATGGCTGACACGACGACCCGGCGCCGCGTGCGCGCCATCACCGAGCCGCTGCTCCCCACTGACACCCTGCCCACCGGCGGCGCCATGCCCCCGGCGGTGCTGGACACCGAGATCGGCCACCGGCTGCGCGACCCTTACGAACCGCTTTTCATGGGCATCATCCGGCCCAACGACAGCGTGCTGCGCGAGAAGGGCGGCTACCACGACTGGCGCATCTACCGCGACCTGAAGCGCGACGGCAAAGTCAGCAGCGGCATGAGCAAGTTCGTGGGCACGTTGCTGCGCTACCCCTACCAGATCACCCCGATCGACGACTCAGCCAAGGGCAAGGCGGATGCCGCGACGCTCAAGCGCATCCTCGACAACACACCGTTCAATCGCGCGTGCCGCAACTTGCTGGAGGCCGAGCTGGTGGGCTGGTCGGTGCTGGAGGTGGTGCCGACCTGGCGTGATGGGCTCATCGTGCCTGCTCAGATGGTGCAGCGCCCGCAGCGCCGCTTCGTGTACGTGCAAGACGACCCCACCCGTCCGCCCGAACTGCGGATGCTGTCCACCGTTGACATGATCCGGGGAGAAGCCATCCCACCCAAGCAATTTGTGGTTCACAAAGTGGGGGATGAGGACGACAACCCCTATGGGCTGGGCCGTGGGCATCAGCTTTACTGGCCCGTCTTTTTTAAGCGCAAGAGCATCGCGGCGTGGTCGAAATTGGTGGATCGATTCGGCTCGCCGACCCCGTGGGGCAAGTACCCCAACGGCGCCACGGGGCCGCAACGAGCCACGCTGCGCGACGCGCTGACCGCATTCAGCAACGATGGATTTGTGATGACGCCCGATGGCAACACCATCGAGCTGATCGAGAGCAAGCTCACTGGCAGCATCACCACGCAAGAAGCGCTGTGCCAGTACATGGATGACTGGATCGCTGAGGTGTGGTGCCAGCCCCCATCGCACGGCGCGGGCGGCGCCCAGGCGGCGGCGGCGGTGGAGCGGGAGCGCTTGCTGCTCGACCAGGTTCAGGCCGCCGACGAGCTGCTGAGCGACACGCTGAATGAAACCCTGCTGCGTTGGTTGTGCGAATGGAACAGCCTCACGCCGTGCAAGATCAGCCGCCAGATCAAGCCATCTGACGACCGCAAAGCGCGCGCCGATGCTGATTCGCAGGTGTACAGCATGGGCTACGAGCCCCAGCAGGAGTACATCGACGAGCATTACGGCACCGGCTGGCGCCCCAAGCAGCAACCGGCGCCCACCGGCCCGCAACCGGCGCCCGGCAACCCCACCCCGAGCGACAAGCCGCCCACGGACGGTGGCCCCGGCCTAAGCCTGGCCACAAAGCTGAGCCAGTTGATGGCGCGGCGCAACCCGGCCAGCTTTGCCGAGGGCCAGCCGGCCAAGCTGCCCGCCGACCAACTGGCGCTGGACAAGGCCGTGCAGGACTTGCCGCCCGAGATGCTGGCCAAAGTGGCCCGCGAGATGCTCACACCGCTGATGCAGGCGGTAGAGGAGGCCCAGAGCTTTGAGGAGCTGCTGGCCAAGCTGGAGACGGCGTTCCCCGGCGTGCCCACGGCAGAGCTGCAATCCACGCTCGCCGAGGCGATGTTCAGCGCCGAGCTGCACGGTGTGGCCAGCGTGGACGCTGAGGCCGCCTGACCATGCCCACGCTCGCCCTTGACCTGACCCAGCCCCCGGCGGATGCCGTCGAGTTCTTCGACGGCAAAGGCAACCGCCTGACCTGGGACTGGCGCGACATGCTGCGCCAGGATCACGACCTGGCGTTCGCCGTGGCCAAGGCCACCAGCGAGGAGGTGCTGGGCACCATCCGCACCCAGGTGGCCACGGCCATCGGCCAGGGCATGACGTTTGCCGAGTTCAAGCGCACCCTCAAGCCGCAACTGCAAGACCTGGGCTGGTGGGGACGCCAAGAGCTGCTGGATGGCGACACCGGCGAGGTGACCACGGTGCAACTGGGCAGCGACCGGCGCTTGCGCACCATCTACCAGACCAACCTCCAGACCGCCTACATGGCCGGGCGCTACCAGCGCATGGTGGGCAATGCGACTGACCGGCCCTATTGGCGTTACGTGGCGATCATGGACGGGCGCACGCGGCCCAGACACCGCGAGCTGCACGGGCGTGTTTTCCGCTGGGATGACCCGATCTGGAAGATCATCTACCCACCCAACGGGTTTGGCTGCCGGTGCCGTGTGGTGGCGATGACCGAGGACGAATTCCAAGGGCTGGGCATCGAGCTGAGCAACGGCGAGGGGATGATCGTCACCAAGACAGTGACGATGCCAGACGGCCGCAAGGTCAAGGTGACGGGTCTCAAGGGCATCCTGCCCGGCGGTGGCGACTTCTTCCCAGACGTGGGGTGGGACTACAACCCCGGCGACTACCGGGCCGCAAAAACTCGGCTGGAAAGCGTCGCGGAAGAGAAGGCAGCGATGGCCAAGCGGGCGAAGAAGGCTGCGCGCGCCAAGGTGGATGCAACGCCGCCTGAGCCTCTCAAGCCCGCCGAGCCGCCGCCGTTTGACGCCAGCACCGAGGCCGGTACGTGGCATCAGCCAGCTTGGGCAGGCGCGCCGGCGTGGCTGCGGGATGTGGTGCTGCGCGAGCAGGCGGTGTCTGTGCAGCGCCTCGACAAAAACGGCGCCTGGGCTTTCGTTGGTAGGCTCATCGACATGGATGGGCACAGCCCCACGGCGGCGCGCTCCCAATCCACGTGGCGGCATGAGTTTGGGCACATCCTGGATTACCGGCTGGGTCAAGGCAAGGGCTACATCAGCAGCACCGACCCGTTCACATCCGCCGCCGATCGGGACGCCGCCGCACTGACCGCCGCCGTTGTTCAGCGGGCGCAAAACATGGCGGCATACGCCTCGGACGCCGCACAAATAGCCGCTGCGCCCGAGCGTGCCCTTCTCGACGCATGCGCTGCCATGGGCATGACGCCGGACGACCTGCGCCGGGTCATGCAAAGCACTCCACACGACATCAGCGCCCCAGCCACCGCATGGCCCACGACGCTACGGCGTGATGTTTTCATCATGGTTGATGCCCTCAAAGCCCGCGATGTAGAGCGCTTCTTGCGCCGCGCCGTGGGGACGACAGGCGCAGCATCCAGGGCTGCATATGCCATTGACGGCGCCCTGGTCAGTCTGGCCGACCTGGTCGGCGCCCTGACGCGCAACGCGGTGTGCTCTCCCAGCATGGGATACCCCGGGCACTCGGACGCGTATTACGCAGGCCACAGCCACCGATCTGCCACCGAGGCATTTGCCAATCTGACGGCGCTGGCAGGCCACAGCGCCGGCTGGTGGAAAATCGTCACCCATCTGATGCCCAATTTGGCCGCACTGTATGAGCGCACCATCACTGCCCGTTGATCCCTCTGCCGCCCGCCTGTTCGCGGCGGCTGACGCCTACGCGCAGCGCTTTGGCCAAGAGCCAAATGTGTGGATCGTCGGGGTTTCTGACCAGCGCATGGCCGCAACGCTGGAGCAGGCCGTTGCCACTGGCCAGCCCATCCCCGCCGACTACGACTGGTACACCCACCTACAGCCTGATGCGGTGGCCTGACCGTGCTGGAGGTCATCGCCAACGGGTTTGGCCAGAGCCAGCAATGGCTCGAAGGGATGCACACCCGGCTGACCAACCTCACACCGCTGTACAAGCGCCTGGCTGGGACGCTGGAGGCGGCAGCCGAGGCCAATTTCTCTGCCGAGGGGCGCCCCAAGTGGCAACCGCTGGCCGCATCGACGCTGGCACGGCGCCTCAAAAGCAACAAGGGCAGCTCTGTCCTGATGATGTTGCAGGATCACGGCTTGCTGGCCGCGTCCGTGTCCTCGGATTACGGCCCCGATTTTGTGGTGATCGGAGCGGGCGGGGCTGCTTCAGCCTACGCCGCCGCCCAACAGTTTGGCGCGACCATCAACCGTGCCCCGTATTCCATTAAGGTACGCCTGCGCACCGACGCAAAGGGCAACCTGCTGCGCCAAGGCAAAAGCGGCAATTTGGCCGTTTTCGCCAAGGACAAGCACAAGCGGGCTCGGGAGAGCTGGCATGAGGTCAAGCCGTTCACGATCCGCATCCCAGCGCGCCCGTACCTGCCATTCACCGGCACCGCAGAGGCCCCAGAGCTACAACCTCAGGCCGAAACGAGCCTGCTGGCCACCATCACCCGGTACATCTACGACACCACGGATTGATTGCACAGGCTGCAACTGATTTGCAGAGGCATCCCAGAGGCATCCCGTCATATCCCATCAAATCCCGGATTTATCGCGCCTTCATCTCTCTGGATATCTCACTCCCCCTTACGCCCCACCTCTAGGATGAAGGCCCGCGCCGTCCCTCCCCCGCTCGCCCGACGACATGCCCCGCATCACCGCCACCCTGCTGGTTATTGACGATGAGCCCCTGAACCTGGCCTTGCTGGCCAACTTGCTCAAGCCACACCACCGCGTCCTGGGGGCGCGCTCTGGCGCGTTGGCGCTGGCCTTGCTAGAGCAGGAGCGTCCCGACTTGATCCTGCTCGATGTGGTGATGCCCGAAATGGATGGCCTGACGCTCTTGGTGAGGTTGAAGCAAAACCCCGTCACCGCCGACATCCCAGTGATTTTGGTCAGCGCATTGGGCGACGAGGTGGACGAAGAACTGGGCCTGGCCCTGGGGGCGGTGGACTACATCGTCAAGCCGATCAAACCGGCGGTGGTGCTGGCCCGGGTGCGCACGCACCTCGATCTGCACGAAGCCCAGCAGCGGCTGCAACAACACAACGCCTGGCTCGAACGCACCCTGGCGCAGCGACTGCACGATCATCAGCTCGGACAAGACGTCACGCTGTGCGCCCTCACCGAACTCATCGAAACCCGGGGCGGTGACGAAAACAGCCCCCACACCTTGCGCACCCAACGCTATGTCGAAGCCATGGCGAGCTGGTTGCAAACGCACCCGGTGTACGGCGTCCAACTGCGTGAGCCGGCGCTGTCGATGCTGGTCAAGGCCGCACCGTTGCACGACATCGGCAAGATCGGCATTCCCGACCACATTCTGCTCAAGCCAGCCCCCCTCACAGCCGAAGAGTTTGAGGTGATGAAAACCCACACCCGCATCGGCGGCGATGCCCTCCGCCACGCCATCCACCGAGCGCTGGCCCTGCATGGTGACCGCCCATCCGCCCACCATCCCCTGCCGGACGGTGTGCGCTACTTGGAAGTGGCCCGCCTGATCGCCACCCACCACCACGAATGCTGGGACGGCTCCGGCTACCCCGATGGCTTGGCAGAGCGTGACATCCCCCTGCCAGCGCGCATCGTGGCGGTGGCCGATGTGTTCGATGCCCTCACCCACCGCAAACCTCATCGCCCGGCGTGGCCGGTGGAGGAGGCTCAAGCCTACATCCGCGCCCAGGCGGGCCAGCGCTTTGATCCCATCGTGGTGGCGGCCTTCGATGCCATGCAAGACCGCTTCACCGCCATCCGCGCCCACTTGGCCGACTGACCTGACCGTGTGAGACCTCCCATGCAGCCCGCTCACCAGGATGCCCCTCTCCCTTTGCAGCGTTCGTTACGTGACATCGCGTCGCGGCCTGTGGTGTCGTGCCCACCCGAACGGCCACTGATCGAAGCGGCGCTGCTGCTGGCGTCGCGGCGCCTGTCGTGCCTGCCGGTGCTGGATGCCGAGGGCCGGGCGCTGGGGGTGCTCACGGAAGGGCGCGTGCAATCCGCTCTGCACCAGGGACAGCCGCCCGAAACGCCTGTTGGAGCGGTCATGGGCCCCGCCTTCACTGTGCCGGACACCTGCGACTGTGAAACCGCCTACCGGCACTGCTTGGATCACAACGCCACCCATTTGCTGCTCGTCGATGCACAAGCGCGTGTCGTCGCCGTGGCCAGTGAAGGGGATTTGCGGGTTCAGATGAATTTGGGCATTTTGGCGGGGCGCCACACGGTCGCGGAGGTGATGGCGCCGGTCAGCACTTTGCCCCAAGAGGCCCGGGTGTGCGATGCGGTGGAGTGCTTGGCGCCTCATCCGGAAAGGCCGCTGGTGGTGGTCGATGCACAAGGTCGCCCGGTGGGGGTGCTGACCACGCGAGATTTGCGCCGGTTGTTCGCCGCGCAGTCTCACGCCAGCGAGTTGGGTTTGGCCGAGGTGATGAGCACCCCGGTGTACGAAGTCACCACCCGCACCACGCTCAACGAAGCGGCGGAACAGATGCTGGCGCAACGCACGCGCCACCTCGTGGTGCTGGACGCTGCAACGCAAGCCCCCGTCGGCCTGGTGTGCGAGCACGACTTGACGCGCACCATGGCCCTGAGCCTCATGGACAACAGCTTACAAAAAGATCGCGCCTTGCAACGCGCCATCTTCAACGCGGTGCCCGATCTGCTGTGGCTGAAAGATCCGGACGGCGTGTTCGTGGACTGCAACCCGCGCTTCGAGCAACTGCTGGGCGCCCCGCGCCGCGACATCATTGGCCGCACCGACGAGGCGTTTGTCAGCCCTGAATTGGCGGCTTTTTTCCGCGCCAACGATCGCCGGGCGATCGCCCTGGGCCGCCCCAGTGTCAACGAAGAAGCACTGACGTTTGCCAGCGACGGCCACCAAGAACTGACGCAAACCATCAAAACCCCCGTGCGTGACGCCCAGGGCCGGCTGCTCGGTGTGCTGGGCATTGGGCGGGACATCACCGCACTGCGCGAGGCCGAGCGCCACTACCGCCATCTGTTCGCCCACAGCCCAGCGCCGATGCTGATTTACGAGCGCGACAGTCTGGCGATGGTCACGGTCAACGAAGCGTTCTGCGAGCTGTACGGCCACGCCCGCGAAGCGGTGCAACGCATGCGGTTGCCGGACTTGTTCGTCCCCGAAGAACGCGCTGCCATCATCGCTCTGATTCCCCAGCTCAAGGGCCTGACGAATACCGGCCAGTGGCGCCACTTGCATTGTGATGGCCACGTGATCCACATCGTGGCGCGTTCACACGATGTCAGCTACGACGGGCGGGACTGCCGCGTGGTGGTCATCGTGGACATCAGCGCCCAACAGCGCCGCCAGCAACGCGACCGGCAGCGCCTGGCTCTGCTGGAAAACCTCATGCGCGGCCACCGGCGCGACGAGTTGTTGCATCAACTGGTGTTGGATCACGAGGCCCTGTTCCCCGACAGCTTGTGCAGCATCATGCTGCGCAGCGAAGATGGCCAGCACATGGAGCTGGCTTGTGCGCCCAGCTTGCCGCCAGACTATGCCCACTATGTGCGCCGTTTGCCTTTGCTGGCTGACCTGGGCTCGTGCGGCCCGGCCATCATGCACAACACGCGGGTGATCACGTCGGATCTGAGCACCGATGCCCACTGGCAAATTGCCCGGGAGATCACAGCCCGCTGTCAGTTGACTTCATGCTGGTCGGAGCCAATTCCGGGGCCGCAGGGCGAAGCACTCGGCAGTTTTGCCATCTACCGGCGCACGCCCGCCCAACCCACCGAAGAAGAGCTGGAGCATTTGGCGTTCGCTGCGCAGTTGGCGTCGGTGGTGTTGTGCCATTTGAAAACGCTTCAGCGGCTGCACGACAGCCAGCGCCGCACCCGCAACGTGCTGGACGCCGTCCCGGATTTGCTGTGGCTGAGTGACCTCGATGAGCGCATCACCGCCTGCAACCCTGCCTTGGCGCAACTGCTGGGCCGCAGCGTCGGGGCCCTCACCGGACAGGCCAGTTCGGCCCTGTTTCCGGCTGAAGCCTATCCAGCCCTGCACCAAGGCCATGCCGAGGTGTGCCAAACCCTGGCGCAATGCACCACCGAACTGTGGCTGACCTCCGCCACCAGCGACCAGCGTGGGCTGTACGAGATCATCCACACGCCTTTGCTGGACGAGCATCAGCAGCTCATCGGGGTGCTGGGGGTGGGACGCGACATCACCTTGATCAAGGTCGGTGAACGCGCTGTGGCCGAGCGCGAGCGCCTCATCGACACCATGTTTGGCCAAACCACCGATGCCATCGTCTTGCATGACATGCAAACCCTGGACATTGTTCACTTCAACGACTCAGCCTGCGAAGGCCTGGGCTACAGCCGCGAAGCCTTTGCCCGGCTGCGTCCCAAAGACTACCAAGGCGCCTGGGACACCGAAACCATCCAAGCGATCGCCCAGCGGGTGCTGGCCGGTGAAAAGGTGCGCACCGAAACCAGCCACCGCCGCGCCGATGGCAGCCTCCAGCATGTCTTGCTGACCTTGCGAACCGTGACTTATGCGGATCGCATGCTGTTGGCAGCGGTCTGGCGCGACATCACTGAAAGCAAACGCCACGAGGCACGTATCCAACGCCTCAACCAGTCTTATGCAGTGCTGGGTGAAGTCAATGAAGCCATCGTGCGTACCCGCGAAACCATGGCGCTGTTCACTGAGATTTGCCGCATCACGGTGAACACTGGTGGCTTCCGCTTGGCTTGGGTCGGCGGGTTGAGTACA